GGGGGAAGAACCACTTTTACGATCTCACGCGCATGGCGAGGGACAACCCGAGGGAATGGTTTTACATGGTGATGAAGGCCAGCGAGTCGGGCATCATCTCCGCTGCGGAGCTTGCTGAGTTGCGTCAACAGATGGACCCGGACGAGTACGAGCAGGAGATGGAGTGTTCGTTCGAGGCAACAGCCAAGGGCATGATCCTGTCCCGCCACATCGAGGAGGCCGAACAGTCGGGCCGCATCAGCGACGAAGTGGAGTACGATGCCGAGCAGCCGGTGTACGTCAACTCCGACATCGGGTTCCGCGACAGCGCGGCGTGGTGGTTCTGGCAGCCACAGCCGGGGGGCCGGTACAACATCATCGACTTCGACCAAGCCTCGGGACTTGACGCCGAGGACTGGATTGATAGACTGTCGGAGCGGTTCTCCGAGTTTGGAAGGGTTTGGTTGCCACATGACGCTCGCGCAAAGACTTTCGCAACGAAGCGTTCGGCTATGGAGCAGTTCAAGGCCGCCGGGCATCGCGTTTCCCTCGTACCGCGCGTCAGCATCCACCACCGCATCAACGCGGCCCGGTTCATTACGCCCCTTTGCTCATTCCACAAGACGAAGTGCGCGGTGGGCATCAATGCGCTCCGCAACTGGCATTTCAAGTGGGATGAGGACAGCAAGGTGTTCAGCATGGACCCCGAGCACGACGCCAACAGCCACGCCGGGGACTCGTTCTCTTACTTCGGGCTTATCAGCAGGCCAGAGTCGGCTCGGGCCGTGGTCGCAAAGAAAGCGCCGGGGCCGAGGGAAGCGATGAAAACATTTACGCTCGATCAACTGTTCACGGATCGGGAGCAGGCACGCGCCGCTTCTGAATGGAGTTAGCCATGAGCTTGACAAACGATACCGGCAAGATGGAGAGCAGAGTCGAGGAGACAGCCACACCCGAGGGCAGTTTGTCGGTGTGGAAGAAAGAACTCAACGCGGCCATCGAGCATTACAAGGACTATCACGAGATCAGCAACAAGGTGATGGCTCGCTACCGCGACGAGCGCGACAGCGATGTGGTCACAGCCATCTCTCGGCTCAACTTCTTCTGGTCGAACGTGCAGGTGCTCAAGAGCACGCTGTATGTCCACCCGCCGAAGATGGACGTATCCCGGCTGTTCAAGGACTTCACGGATGACGTGGCGCGTGTCGCCTCCGTCATCTTGGAGCGGCTGTTGAACCACGACATCGAGCGCGACGACTCCGACTTCGACACCTCGGTACGCCAAGCCATCGACGACTGGCTCATCACCGGCACCGGGCAGGTGTGGTATCGCTACGAGGTCGAGACGGAGGAGACGGAGGTGCCAGCGCCCACCGATCCGACGACCGGACAGCCGCTCGGCGAGCCGACGACGCAGGAGAGCATCACGAACGAGGAGGCCATCTGCGACTTCGTGCTGTGGAAAGACTTTATCTGCTCACCGGCCCGGACGTGGCAGGAGGTGCGGTGGGTAGGCCGCCGCGCGTATATGTCGCGCGACGCGCTCGTTGACCGCTTCGGCGAGGACATTGGAAAGAAAGTTCCGCTCAAGTCGCGCAAGAACGACGGCACGCCGCTGTCCGGCAAGGACGGCAACGAGGACAGTCCGTGGGCAACAGCCGAGGTCTGGGAAATCTGGGACAAGACAAGCAAGAAAGCGTTGTGGGTGTGTCCCGACTTCGACGAGATGTTGGACGAGCGCGACGACCCGATGGACTTGGAAGGGTTCTTCCCCTGCCCGATGCCGATGCTGTCGAGTCAGGTCAATACCACGCTCATCCCGCGCTGCGACTTCACGATGGCGAAGGATCAGTACCAGCAGATCGACGTGCTCGTTGCGCGGCTGCGCCTGCTCATCGACGCTTGCAAGGTGCGCGGCGCTTACGACAAGGAAACCGCGCCGGAACTGGGCAACATCCTCCAAGGCAACGAGAACAAGATGGTCCCGGTGGACAACTGGGCGATGTTCGCGGAGAAGGGCGGAATGAAGGGCATCATGGACTGGGTGCCTATCGAGTCGGTGTCGAACGTCATCACCGTGCTCCGCATGGACTTGGCCGAGCAGAAGCAACAGTTGTACGAGGTGCTCGGCATCTCCGACATCATGCGCGGCGCAACCCGCGCATCGGAAACAGCCACGGCGCAGAAGATCAAGGAACAGTTCGGCTCGCAGCGTCTTGAGTTCAAGCAATTCGAGATCGCGCGGTTCGTGCGCGATTCGCAGCGCATCAAGGCCGACATCATCGCCAAGCACTACCAGCCGCAGACGATCCTCCAACGCAGCAACATCATGCAGTCGCCGGACGCCGCGCTCGCGCAGCAGGCGGTGGAGTTGCTGAAGAACGAGGGCATCAGCGAGTACCGGCTCAACATCGAGGCCGATTCGATGTCGGCTGTTGACTGGGCCGAGGAGCGCGACAGCCGGACGCAGTTCTTGCAGGCCACCGGCCAGTTCGTCAGCATGGTGACGCCGCTGATCCAAGCCAAGCCGGAGGCGACGCCGATGGTGCTGCAACTGTTGCAATGGGCGCTGGCAGGCTTCCGCGTCGGCAAGGGCATCGAGGGCGTGCTCGATCAGGCCGTCCAACAGTTGTCGAACGCGCCGCCGCCACAGCCGAAGCCGCAGGAAGTTGCCAACGTCGAGAAAACGAAAACCGAGTCGGCGAAGAACATCGCGCAGGCGAAGAAATACGACGCAGAGGCCGGTGGCGCTGTCGTGGACATCCGGGGCAAGCACATCGCCAACGCGCAGGCGATGGCGGCACCGATGCCCGTGACGCAGCCCCCGATGGGGCCTACCGAGGCGCTGCCCGGTAAGCCCGGAGGCTACTGATGATCTTCGCGTATGTGTTTCCCGCGAACGTGGTCTGCCCTTCGTGCGTCAGGCCACTCTACTCAAGCGGGTGGAGCGAGGATGGTAAGTCGGCCACTTGGCGCTGTCAGAACCCGAACTGTGTAAATACGGGAAAGGAATTTCGCTATATGCTGCCGCAGGTTCAACTTGACGAAGTACCACCGGGAGAATGACATGGAACAGGTAATCGAAAATCTGGAACTGGATGTTGCGGCGTTACTCGAACTCTACGACGAGGCCCCGACCGCAGCGGTGGCAACAGCCATCGGCAAGATCAACGAGGCTATCGCCGCGTTGAAGGGCTGAACATGGCCGGACGTAAGCGGTTTATCGCCGTCGGCAACAAGTGGGTAGAGGTCAGCGATGACTACTCCCCACCGCCTGCCGACCACCAGAACGTGCTTTGGAACGACCGGGCGTATCAGGACATGAACGACCCGCGATTCAACAGCCGGTCGTCGCACCGTGAGTTCATGAGGCAGAACGGCCTCACCACAGCCGACGACTTCAAAGGAACTTGGGACAAGGCCGCGCAGCAGCGCGAGGCTTGGTACAAGGAAGGGCGTGACCCGACGCGACGCGAAGATGTCGCGCGAGCCATCGCCACGCGCAACCAAAAACGATAAAGGACAGTTATGGCTCTCGAAAACGAAGAAACCGGCGACGCAACGCCGGAAACACCACCCGAAGAAACAACGATCCGCGACGCGCTGGAAAGCGCGTTCGACGCAGCGGACGCCGCGCAACCGTCTGAGAAGCCCGAGGCCCCTGCTGGCGAACAGTCAGCACCGCCGGAAGGTGAGCAGGCGGCTCGCGCGGCCAAGGCCGCCCGTGCTCGGGACGAGAAGGGGCGCTTCCAGCCGAAGATCGGGGAACAGCCGGGCGCACCCGCTGCGCCAGCCGCCGCAGCCGGGGAACAGCCAGCCGCCGCAGCCGGGGAACAGCCGCCCAAGGGGACGCCTTACGCCCCGGCAAGCTGGTCCCCCGCCGAGCGCGAGGCGTGGGAGACGGTGCCACCGGCAGCCAAGGAAGCCATCGCACGCCGCGAGTTGGAGATCAACCGCGCGTTACAGGAGACGACCACCAGCCGCCGGGCGTTGGAGTCGTTGCAGGGTGTTGTCTCGCCGTACTTGCAGAACATCCGTGCAGCCAATGGCGGCGATGTCGTCGGCGCGATGAAGCAGTTTTTCGAGTACGACAACCGGCTGCGCCACGGGACACAGTTGGAAAAGGCGCAGGCGATTACGGCGCTCATCAAGGGCTACGGTGTGGATATCCAAGCCCTCGACAACAGCCTCGCCGGGGCCGCGCCGAATCCGCAGCACGCTCAACAGTCGGCGGCGGCTGCGCAGCAGGCCGCCGTGCAACGGCTGTTGCAGCAAGAACTCGCTCCGTTCCGGCAGATGATGCAGGCACAGCAGCAGGCAACAGCCGGGCGCATCAACCAGACCATCGAGCAGTTCGCCACCGATCCGAAGAACAAACACTTCGCGGTGGTGCAGGGACCGATGGCCGATCTGCTCGAACTGGCAGAGCGGCAGAACAGGCAAATGAGCCTTCAGGATGCCTATGATGCCGCCTGTTGGCAAAACCCGGAAATTAGGACTATACTTCTCAAAGAGGTAGCGTCACAGTCAGCGGGAACCGGAACACAGGCCGCCCAACGTGCGAGAGCCGTAGCGGTAGGAATCAAGTCCGGTCCGAGGGCAACGCTCCCCGGTGCAGGCGGAAACGCCAACAACAGTCGCTTGGATGATCTCGCGGCAGCGTTCGACAAGCACGCGAACGCAACTTGACGATACACACCCCCACGCCGGGGGTGTGTCGGAAGCTCTAAGACAGCCCATCCGAATCACAGGCGAACACCCCCGCGTCGGGGGAGTTGGAAGCCGAGGTTGCCCATCCGACAGTCAGACGATATGTGCGCTTCGCCTGCAAAGGCGCGTGCCATCCGATAAGCGAACACGGGTGCCATGCGGCGAGCGAGAAAGAAAACGGCTTTTCTTTTTCTCAACCGCATGGAGGAATCATGTCCTTTCCCAATATCAGCGACATCGTTGCGACCACAATCGAAAGCCGGTCGCGCAAGATCGCCGACAACGTAACCAAGAACAACGCGCTGCTGACGTGGCTTGAGTCACGCGGCAACAACAAGCCCATCTCGGGCGGCTACAAAATCCTGCAAGAACTCTCGTTCGCCGCCAACGGCAACGCCGGGTTCTATTCCGGCTACGATCTGCTGCCGGTCGCCGCGCAAGATGTGCTGTCGGCTGCCGAGTTCGAGATCAAGCAAGCTGCCTGCCCGGTGGTCATCTCCGGCCTCGAACAGTTGCAGAACGCCGGGCGCGAGCAGATGATCGACCTGCTGGACAGCCGCTTGGCTGTTGCCGAATCGAGCATGGCGAACCTGATCGCACAGGGCATCTACTCGGACGGCACCGGCTCCGGTGGCAAGACCATCACCGGCCTCGACAAAGCTGTGTCGGTTACTCCGGCATCCGGTGCCTACGGCGGCATCGACCCGGCAACGTGGACGTTCTGGCAGAACAAGTACAACTCCACCTCCATCACCGCTGCCACGGTGGACAGCGTGATGAACACGATGTGGTCGTCCCTGATTCGCGGCATGGATCGTCCCGATCTGATCGTGATGGACAACCTGTTCTGGTCGATGTTCATTGCCAGCTTGCAGGCGCAGCAGCGTTTCACCAGCAGCGGCTCGGCAACGCGGGGCTTCCCGACGATCAAATACATGGATGCCGATGTCGTGCTCGACGGCGGTATCGGTGGCTTCGCAACGACGAAAACGGCGTACTTCCTGAACACGAAGTACCTGCACTATCGTCCGCACGCGAGCCGCAACATGGTGCCGCTGTCGCCGAATCGCCGCTATGCGATCAACCAAGACGCCGAGGTGCAAATCCTCGGGTGGGCGGGGAACATGACCTGCTCGGGCCGCCAGTTCCAAGGCCGTCTGGTCGACTCCGACTAAGAGCGAGAAGAACGCGACTGTTGAAACGGGGATGAGCGGAGGGTGGATGCCCAAGCCGAAAGGCAACAACAACCCCCAACAGTCGCCCCTCTTTTACTTCGTTGCGAGGGCCTTGGGGTTGGCCTAACCGCCAGCCCCCTTTTTGAAAGGAACGATCATGCCAGCAGGACTTCCCGGTAGCACGTTAGCCCAAAACCTCGCCAATCCGAGTCTCGGGCAAGCGGTACTCATCGACGCATTATCCGGCCCGAAGGGTTCGCCTTTCGATGTCGGCAGCCCCGGCACAGCCAGCACCGGAGCCATGAACACCGGCATCGGCTACGGCCTCAACACCGGCCCCATCAACATCGCCACCGGCACGAACCCGGCGACGGCGGCGCAGGCGATCAAGAACGCCGGTTTCAACGACGACAAGGGTGAAGGTGTGGGCGGCGACTCCACCGGCATCTACATCGGCGGCGGTCGCTGCAACGCTGCGGCACAGGGCCTCGCGCTGCCCGTACCCTACACGGCTGGCTTCGTGCCGGTTGGTGCAGGTAACGGCGGCTCGCGCGACGGCGGCGCAGGCCCGGCGTTCACCGGCTTCCCGCACAAGATGGTGACGGCTGTTGCAACAGTCGCCAACGGCGGCGTCGTCGAAACGGGCTACGTCAACCGCAGCGGGGTCAGCATCCTTGCTACGGAGTCGGTGTTCGGGAGTGCGTCAGCCGCGCAAGCAGCACCGAGCTAAGCGTGGATAGCATCTTCGCCGATGCCGATGGGCGGGTTCGGATAGACACGGCTGAACCGCCCGTCGAAGCGAAGTAC